CGTAGCCTTTAAGGGCAAGTTCTAACTCAGCATCAGATTTAAGAGACTTCATATCAATAAAAGATACATCACATCCAGCAAGTTTTGCAGCTGTATAAGTCATACCTGCGCCGTGATCTATCCAAGAATCAAGTCCTTGTCCACTGTAAGGATATAGGGAGACAATAGCAGTTTTCATTTAGTTTGATTCCACCTGAATTTTTCTCTACCTGGTTTAGTTATAAATAAAGGATGTTCACTTAAAGATGAATAGTATATTTTTCTACCTCTATCACCAAGAACTTTTGCTTGCACTTTGGTCCAATAGTCATATTTGATTCTAGATATTATACCATCACAGTAGCCGTATTTATATAGTTCAAGGTTTCCAGAATAAGTAGACCAATTTCTTCCCTCAGAATTTATAATGTCATTTATGTCTCTATACATTATGATTATTAAGGTATCTTCGTTTTCTATTCTGTGAATTAAGTGACAAAGTCCTGGACACTGAATGACTACATTACCTTGCATTAAGTACCATTGTAGTAATCTGAAGTCATGAAAGTTTAATTCTCTTTCATCTATGTATTCCTTTTCTGTGTCTTTGGAAATAATTTTAGCTGCAATTCTAGTACCTGATCGCTGAGGACCAGTGACTACTATATTATTAAATTCTTTTAAAGATTCAAACATCTATAATATCCAATGGTAGGTAGTTATAGTCATATCTGTCTACTATTTCTTTTTCTGACTTCATTATAGCTAAGGCCAGCTCCATAGAGTATTTATTAGAATCAGAAGGATTAACATTCTGTTTCGGCTTGTTATATAAGTATTCTCTGTCATAAGGAAATCTTAATAATTTAAGAATGTTATCCAAGTCAAATCGTAAGTTTTCCATCTTCCCTATGGCCTGACATTGAGATGTGTAGCCTCTGAAAAAACCTGAAATGTAACCAGGTTCATTTTTTACTATAATAGACACAAACTCATGAAATGGCAAGTCGACTATTTCATCTAGAAATTTATGGTGACGACTAGGGGCTAGTCTAACCTAGTGTACCCAGTAAGAACGAAGCCAAGTTAAAGGATGCCTGACGAAGCAGAAGAATAAATCTTCTGAATGGCCTATAAGTTCTCTAACAGCTTCTCCATGTATGTGAGCTCCTTTTTCTTTAAATTCAGGTCGTTTGTGGTCTAAGTTTGTTTCCTGAAAATAGTGTCTAATCCAAGTGCCACCTGTTTTAGGTATGTGTAGGAATATAGCTTTACTTATTTGTATAGCCATTAACTATCCTTGATAATATGATAAGCTAATTTTCCAATAGGTTTTACTTCATCTTTAAATAATTTAGTTAAATCTTCAATAGACCATAGACTAATATGTTCTTCAGAAGGATTAGGCCAATCATTTCTATTATGGTCAGATAGAGATAAAGGAAAGCTCATTGAAAGACCTAAGTTACATTTATTGTAAAGAGTTAATAGTAATTTTTTACCTAATTCTTTAGATAAATGTTCTATTATTTCTGGTAAAATAATCACATCATAGTTTGGAAGTCTTTCTGATATAGTAAGAATGTCACCTATGTAAATTACATCATAGATATATTTATGAATTGGAGTTATGTAGTCAGGCCAGATTTCAATGGCATCTATTGTAGTCTTCCAATCCTTCTTATCATATCGTTGAAGACGGATATCTAAATATTCACGTAGAAGAACTCCATACTTACCAAATCCTACACCACAGTCTAAAACCGAACTAGGTATCGGTAATTTTCTAAATATACTTAAAATAGGCCAGACTTTATGTGGAGGACTAGTTGGCATTAGTTATTCCTAGTAAAAACAGATATGAAAACCTTTGGTCTTAATAAATCAGACTCTATAAATACTCTATCCATGGTTACTATTCCAAGGTGTACTTTCAAGTAACTGTTCAAAGGTCATTATCTTACGTTCATCAAGCCATGTTTTTTCATCTTGACCAAAATGGATAGCTCTAGTCCACCACTCTTCAACGTTTAAGTATTTGCCAAAGCGTTCTGTGATAGTAGGTGTATTGCGGTGCATCATAGGTTCTCCGCCAAGAATGTAGCAGGAAACTAGAAATCCTATAGTGTGCGGGCCTTGTCCAGAGTTGCCCCAGAGACGATACTTGTATCCATCGCCTGAGTCAATAGTTGCTTCATTAGGGTTTTTGCCAGTGTCTATTTTCGGAAAGGGTCCAATGTGGATACCTGAACGGCAGGGAACAGCCCAGTTTTTAAATCCCAAGAGCCAAGGTTTGATTCCAATGTGCATATCACCTCCGCCCCAGGATAGTTTATGTTGTGAAAGTGCTCCATAACCGCCCAGGCCATTATCTTTGTCGAGGAACCAGGAGCGTCGACAGATCCAGGGCATTCCTTTCCAGGTGATTGTTCTTTCGGTATTGTAAATAGAATTCCAATTTCCGAGTTCGTTAACAGACATATCTCGATCATGTTTAGCACTTGCTTCATGATGGTGTATCCAGTTGATTGGTGCGTGGGCGAAGCCGATGGTTGGATCATCTTTTCTCCTATCCATAAAGTTTACTAAGTCAACTATCATATTACGTCCGCAGAGCATGTGAGAGTCTAGACATAAGACATATTCGCCTTCTGCTTTTTCTATGGCGGTCTCACGTGCAGTGAAAAGGCAAGGAAAAGGTTGACGGTAAACTTTAAGTTTCCTCTCACGAATGTGGCGAGTAGGTAGAACCGAGTTTAGTTGTTGATAGATGTGTTCATCTGAATTGTCACAGATGATAATTTCACCTTGGTCACCGAAAGGAGTTAGTTCCTCAATACAAGAAGCAACGGTAACTGAGAGCATTGCAGCATCATTTCGGTTAGAAATTATGACAGAGACTTTTTTCACTTTATTTGTCCTTTACTGATTTATTAGTGAAGAAGCGAAGAATGAAGTTACCAACTGCCAATGTGCCAGCTATGACCTCAGTAGGGATGTCTATGCCGAAAGCTATAGCCGCTCCAGCTATTGCTGGTACTAGGGTATTAAAACATAGTGTTTTGCTTTTCCTCATCTGTTTGAAGTTCATAAGTTCCTCCATAGTTTGTTTGGAATCCAAACAATCATTCATTCCAAGAGTAATGATTGCCGTCTTTGGATTTAAATCTTCCACCCCAGGTACCTCCAATAGATTCCCAGAATTCACCTAGAAGTTGGTGGGATTTAGTTGATTGAAGATATTTTCCATCTTTGAATAAATTAAGATCGATAGCCAAGCGTTTGTGATGGAAGCTTCCATATTTATGTGGCTTTTTATTTGTTATAGGATTGAATAGAACTGAGTCACAGTAAGCATCTCCAAAGGTAACTTCGTAACCCTTTTCATAAGCGAAGAGGATTAAGAGGGCAACTGCTTTGGCAAATTTACTCTGTTCCTGTCTTAGGCTCATGAGTTATTTCTTTTGTTTCATAGTCAACTTCAACAATCATTCCAGATTCTCTAGCTGCTTTCATTCCACGTTCTTTGAATTCTTCAATCTCAGTTAAAGAAGCTGAAGTATGAACTGATTTACTTTCCGTTCTAATAGGAGCTCTTAGACCACTTAGTTCTAACAAAACCGTGTCAGCTACAGACTTCCTCATTTTTAAGTCCGCTTGCTCACTCTGATTGTCAAAGATTTCATTATAAACTTTGATTGCCTTCTTAGTTAATTCATCTACTTCATCAATAACTTTCTTAACATCTTCATCTCTAGATTCACGAATTTCTAAAATTTTTTCTCTGCACAGCTGACCATTTACAGTGTTAGAGACAGTCTGAGGAGTAATGCCTAACTTTCCAGCTATCTTAATATTACTATAACCAAGCGCCGCTAAGTTGGCAATTTCATGAGTGCGGTTCCACATCTGTTTAATGTCGTAAGTTTTCCGCTCACCAGGTGGCTTTCTCCTATTATCATTTTCTCTACCTACAAAACCATACATAATTTTATCTCCTATTATCCCTCACATTATAACATATTTTAGATCTGCTGTCAACGATAAATTTCGTGTATTTTTCTGTAGACCATCCGGATTCCAAATTAACTTTCCCTAGTGCCAGTGCCAGTGCCAGTGCCAGCTCAGTACCAGCTCAATGGGAATTTTGGGACATTTTATCTAATTTTTTGGAAGATATGTAGGGGAGCTAACCCGCCGCTCTTTGGACTAGTTATTCCCCATCGAAATTCTAGAACGATCAAATACCTAATGATTTCAATGGATTAGCTAGTTTGTGCAAAATAATTGTTGACATCTAGATTGATTTATGATGTAATGATGGTACGTTTTCGGACGTTTCGTTCATTGACAATCTGGGTATGGCTAGAATCAACAATGCACTAGTCATCAAATCATGGTTCATGGTATCATTCCCATAATGTACCATTTTAAAACTAGGAGAATATATCATGGATAAGAATACCAAAATTGACAAACTAGTTATCGGTCATACGGCTAGGTGTCGCAATGCTAGTGGACAATCAATCAACGTTCATTTTGATGTGGATTTTAGTGGTTGTACACTAGGTGAAGTCGCATTATGGGCAACTAGCAACCGTACAATTAGCGGACAAAGAGCATGGGAAAAATACTCTAGTGATGAAATAATGGAACTAGTAAATGGTAAAAC